CTACGACAAACCATCAATCGCATGGGCGCATTGGCGCACATACGGTTGGTATTAACCAGAACAGGAGACAAACATGGCAAGAGGAAACAACAGAACAATCAATGTCAAGATACCCACAGCAAAGGTAATCAAAGCATTGGAAACTAAGTTAGCCCAAATGAAGGCTGACTATGCAAAGCAAGATGAGAATGAAGCAAAGTATCAAAAGCAAATGGATGCTTGGAGAAAACAAGTTACTAAGTTTGCCGTTGCTAATATCTCAAAGGCTGAAAATCTACGCACAAACTATCGCTCATGGAACAACAATCTTAATGTTGACTTTGATTTAAAAGTTGACGAAAAAGATTTTCCTAAAGAACCAGAGCGTGACTTTGAAACATTTCATAAGCATGCATATGATGAAATGCGAGAAGAAATTGAGAATGCTATTCGTATTCTTAAAATGACTGATGAAGAAGTAGTATCTACTTCTACATACAATTCAATAGCAAGATACCTATAGGAGGCAAACCAATGACAGTTCCTACTAAAAATAAATCTGCATTTGTCCGCAGTGGCACAGCAGTAGAAGCAACATCAGCCAGTGATGTAGCCCGTCAAGCAGGTCTTGATTGGACAGTATCATTGCATGATTTATCAGCCAACTATTTAGTTCCAGGTAATGACAGTCCATCATTGTTACCTATCAAAAATAAATTGGCAGTTGTAAAAACAACGGCATTAGGTGAGACGACAGCAGTAGGTGTAGTTGGTAAGCGATACCAACCATTCCAAAATGGTGAAGTCTTTTCTTCCCTTGATGCCATCATTGATTCAGGTGAGGCTCGCTATGCAGCAGCAGGTGAGTATGACGGAGGTGCAAAAGTATGGATGCTATTGCAGTTGCCTAATGAAATGGAAATCAAAGGCGACCCACATGCAGCATTCATCTTGGCTAAGACCAGTCATGATGGTTCATCATCTGTAGTTATACGCCCAGTAATTGAGCGTTTGTTTTGTCACAATCAGATTAATAAAATCTATCGTGGCAAAAATCAAATGACATATACATTACGCCATACAACTAATGCAGTTCTTAATCCGCAAGAAATTAAACAGATTATGCAACTGACTTATACATCTATGGAAATGTATACACAACTATCTACTGTATTACTAGAGCGAGAGGCTACCCGTGAGCACGCAGTCAACTACTTCAAGAAAGTATTCCCACTCCCAAGTAAAGTGGAGTACTCCCCAATCGAACTCCTTAGCAAAGGAGAAAAAAGTATGCGTAGTAGAGCACTCGCTGCTAGAGATAAAGCATTCTCTATTTACAATGACTCTCCAACACAAGAGAATATCCGTAACACAGAGTTCGGATTATGGCAATCAGTCATTGAATATGCAGACCATGGCAACAGTCGTAAAGACGCCGCCATTGCGACAATCAGTGCCCGCAATGACGGCTTGAAGTTGCGTGCATTAGAACTGTTAGGTGCATGATGGGTAGCAATACAGCCAAAGATTTAGCAGAAAATGTTATTGATATTAAACAATCAATATACATTCATCTAACAGGCAATCATTACCCACCAGTACCACCAACCATGGTCGAACCATGTATCGAGGCTATCTATGCAGCATCAGATGGCGATTGGGATAGGCTAATAGAACTTCCATCAGGTATTACCTGGAAGGGACAAACCAGTGCACCAGTTAGTGCAATTGTTGAAGCGCATCACCTTGATGTGTGGATTAATTCGGAAGAATAGGAGACAGAAAATGACCGAACAACTATCAGTAACAGTAGAAGGGGCTACTTACTATCATACTAGTGAGTCGCTTGCAGCATTAATTAAACAAGCAACAGAAGATAAAGCAGCGCTTACCAAAATGACAGAACGATACAATGAAAAGTATCAACTAGTTCAACGCATTCGTGGTGATGTGTATGAATTATTTTCATCTAATTATTCATCAGGTGATGAAGAAATAACATTATCTGTAGAGGATATTAATGAGTTGCTTAGAACTATTGGCGCAGATGAACTTAAAAGACTATGGTCTGCAACAATTAAAATACATGTCACCGTTAATGGTATTGAAGCATCTAATGAAGATGAGGCTAGAGAGATTGTTGAAAACAATATCGAAGTATCTTACTCAGAAGATGGTGACTTATTTGTAGATGAAGTAGATGTCAGGGAAGTTACTCCTGAGTAATCTTCGCACCACCTGGAATGGGTGATTTGTGATGGTGGGTGGTCCCGCTACCAGCGAACACGGGACATTATAAAGTAGCACCTTCCGTCCTTTGTGTGCTATCTTTATACCAATTGAAGCGGGTCAGAATTGCTGTCTCCTTTTTGACCCGCTTCATACCTAACAGGAGACTAGGATAATATGACAACAGAAATAGAAAGAGATAGATACGGACGACCTATGGTTGTCCCACCTAAAAGTAAAAAAGCAGTTGCCTATACACGGGCTACTACAATTGCAAACAGTTTAGATGATGCTTCAGCATTAGTCGCATGGAAAATGCGAATGACTGCACTTGGTTTAACAACAAGACCAGATTTATTATTAGCAATAAGTGCTGCGGGCGAAGACAAGAATTTAATTAATGCATACATTGAAGAAGCAATGGACCATGCAGGCGCAAGCAAAGCAGCAACTATTGGTACAGCAATACACGCATTAACAGAACGGTTAGATTTAGGACAGGACCTTGGTGCGGTACCAGACCAGTGGCTTCCAGATATTAAAGCATACGAACAAGCAACATCTATCTTTAATAAAATATTTATTGAACAGTTTTGTGTTTATGATAAAGATAAAATCGCAGGTACTCCAGATAGAATCGTAGAGTACAAAGGCGAACGGTTCATTGCGGATTTAAAAACAGGACGCATTGACCATCCACATAATATTGCCATGCAATTAGCAATCTATGCTCACGGCTTGCCGTACGACCCAGCCACGGCAACCCGTGGTACTTGGGGAGATGTAAACCAAGAGAAGGCAATCATAGTTCATCTACCAGCAGGAAGTGGTACTTGCAAATTAGTATTTGTAGATATCAAAGAAGGTTGGAAAGGTGTACAGTTTGCATTGCGAGTAAGAAAGTGGCGTGACCAAAAGGGTCTTGCCACTCCACTAGAGTAAGGAGAATATGTGCCTAGCACGGAAGCACCTATAAGCATCAATCTAAAATCAACAGGTGGTACAGGTATCACACTGCGTGGAGAAACTGCAGAACAATTTGCAGATATGATTGCCAATGGTATTCATATTATTGCTGATGCAGTTAAAGAAGTTGAGACTGCAATCAAGGGCGTAAGTCCAGCACCTGCAATGTCAACACAAGATATTGCTGCAGCATTTGGGGGCAACATCATTACTGAAAATCAAAATTCAGTACCACAATCTATTGGTGGACGTAACTGTCCACATGGACGAATGACTGCCATTCAAGGAATGGGTAAAGATGGGAAACCATACAAAGGTTACTTCTGTCCAGCACCTAAAGGTGCATTTGATAAGTGCAAGAACCAATACATTCTTGTCACCAATCCAGATTGGAATACTTTCGTACCAGATTCGGTAAAGTGAAAACACTTAGACGGTCAATTAATAAAGCAGAAGTGGGTGGCGAACCATTGCCACCCGCTTTTGCGGCATTTGAACGGGCAGGTATCATTTTGCGCAGAGCAGAGGTAACAGTAGTTGCGGGCACTCCAGGTGCAGGCAAGTCATCTATTGCCCTTGCTATAGCAGCCCGAACAAAACTTCCAACTCTTTATTTCAGCGCAGATACAAACGCACATACAATGGCTATGCGTTTAGTTGCTATGGCAGGTAACATGTCACAACAAAATGCAGAACAACTATTAAAAAAAGACCCAGACAAAGCACACGAACTACTACTATTAAACAATCATTTGTTCTGGTCTTTTGAATCTACACCAACACTTAAAGATTTAGATGATGAGGTATCAGCCTTTGAAACTGTATGGGGCAGAAGCCCTACTCTTATTGTTGTAGATAACTTAATGGACATAGCAATGGATGGGCATGAAGAGTTCCACGGTATGCGAGCAGCAATGAAAGAACTGAAATACCTTGCTCGTGATACTAACGCTGCACTACTGGTACTGCACCATACTAAAGAAGGCTTTGAGGGTTATCCTTGCCAGCCACGGTCAGCAATCCAGGGTTTAGTCAATCAGATTCCAGCAATGGTGCTAACTATTGGGCAAATGAAACAAGGTGATGATACTTACCTATGTGTAGCACCAGTTAAGAATCGATATGGCAGAGCAGACCAAACAGGAAACAATTATGTGAGTCTTGCATTTAATCCTGAGTCTATGTATCTAGAAGATGTTATCGTTAGATACCAACAGGAGGGCATGATGTGAGTAATCCACGTAAAGCAAAAGGTTCTAAAGCAGAAGCAGATGTAGTTAAATGGTTAAAAGTAAATGGTTTTCCATATGCAGACCGCCGAATCGCAGGCGCACAATTAGATAAAGGTGATATTAGCGGTGTCAATGGAGTAACTATTGAAGTAAAAAACCATATCCGTATGGACCTTAGTGCGTGGATTAAAGAATTAGAAATAGAAATAAAAAACGATAATGCTTGGACTGGAACAGTTTTGCACAAACGGAAAGGAAAGACTAATGTTAATGAATGGTATTGCAGTATGCCAGCCAGCGTATGGTTGGACCTTATCCATAGGGCTATGAATGGACAATCAAAAGCATAGTATTGCCGAGTATCTAGCGTACTTAGGCGCCGCCTTGCCACAACAGGGGCACGGCTGGCGCAAGATTAAATGTCCCTTCCACCAAGATTCACATGCATCTGCTGGCGTTAACTTTGATGAACAAAGATTTAAATGTCATGGATGTGGTGTTGGTGGAGATGTATACGATTTAATTATGGAAAAGGAAGGAGGCACTTACATTGAGGCTATCAAATTCGCAGAGAGCATTTCTCTTACAGGCAACAGAGACATACAAAGCAAGCATTCATCTAGCAACGGATTATCTAGCGAGCAGAGGGTTATCGGTAGAAGAAGTTCAGCGATTTCATCTAGGCGTAGTGGAACATCCATTGCCAGGTCACGAAGGTTACACGGGTAGATTAGCAATTCCTTATGTAACACCATCAGGCGTAGTTGATATTAGATTTAGAACTATGTTGGGTGGCGACCCTAAATATATGGGTATGCCAGGGGCTAAAACAACAATGTTTAATTCACAAGCAGTGCTAACAGCAGACGGATACATATGTGTCACCGAAGGTGAAATAGATTGTATAACTGTAGTTGCTAAAACAAATCATCCGTCAGTTGGAATTCCTGGCGCTAACAATTGGAAACCATATTACTCTAAAATATTAGATGATTTTGAAACAGTCATTATCCTTGCAGATGGTGATGCAGCAGGACTAGAGTTCGGTAAAAAAATTACCCGTGAATTGGGTAATGCAAATATAGTTCAGATGCCAGATGGGCATGACGTGAACTCAGTAGTACTAGCAGAAGGGATTGGATTTATAGATGAGCGAATCAAACGAGTCATATCTTAAAGAAGATATCTGGGGGTATATAAAAGAACACCCTAGATTAATTGGTATTCCTTTATCAGATAATAAAGGATTAGATATCTTAAATGCATTACGAGATATCTATGTATTAAAAACAGTTGAATCAAAGAACTCAGGACTTACTCTCTTGGCTGAAGTTATATTGGCTGCTGCCGAAGGCAAAGGCAATGAGATAGTAGAAGAAGTTTTAGTTCAAGAAGCAATGATAGATATAGATGACAACTTAAGGATGGTGCTAGATGAAGGACAGTAAATACGCAGCAGATATTACAGATGAACTACTAGATATTC